TCGAGGATCGCCAGGCCGCCCGAAATGCCGCAGCCGAAGATCCGACCGCGCGTGCGGACGAAGGGCGCTTCAGCATCGCCGCTAAGGGACCAGATCTCGATCGCCTGAGCGCCGCCCAGGTACAGATAATCTTCGATCGAATAGGCATGGGTCAGGCCGTCCGGGACACTCTCGGCCGACGCGAAGTCCAGCGCATCCCATGCCGTGAAGTCGCCCACCGCTGACCAGTGGAACCGCTCGCTGTCCTTGCGCAGAGCGACCGCATAGCCGCCGAAAGCCCAGCACATGCCGGCCTCCGCGTCATCCATGAACGCCGTGCTGATGGGCGTGATCGTCGCGCCGTCGCTGCTGGCCATCCCCGGATCGGAGAACAGAAGCTGGGTGCGCGAGGACGCGGCGAACTGATAGTTGGCGTCGCCGTTCGCGCCGATCTGGTTGGCGATCCCGGCCGGCGACAGCTTGTAGAGGTTCCCGGCCTCTGTAACGGCATAGATGAAGTTGCCGACGCCCTCACTCGGAGCCGAGCGCTGATAGGTCGAGAGCCGCATGGGCGAGGTGCCGATGGCCGACCACGTCTCATAGCCGGGGCGGCCGAAGATCGACACCTGATCCTTCAAGTTCGTCGGGTCGGTCTCAAACAGCATGTTGGTGCTGACAGTCGGGGTGTTAGATCCCCGGCGGTACGAGCCCTTCGCCAGGGCGATTTCAGGCACTAGAACGCCACCCAGTAGGAATCGCGGTCAGCGTCGCGACCTTGCGCCAGGCGCTGGGTGAACAAGGTGGCGCGGCGCTCGGATTGAGCCCCAAGGGTCGCGCCGATCTCGTCAGCAATCACCTTGGCGAGGCAGCAAGCCAAATCGTCGGCGCCCACGGCGGAAAGCGGACATTCCGCCGTCAAGGTCAGGGCCTCGATACGAACCCACTTCCCCATCCAGCCGTCCCAGATGTTGGTCTGGCGAACGCCCGTCGTGGGATTAACCACCACGATCAGCGATCGGTCCTTGGGCTGGTTTGGAGCGCCGTCAAAGCCGTAGTCGTAGCTGGACCCTTCCGGGGTGACTTCGGTATAGGCCGGCAGGATGACAGCAGCGGTCGTGCGCACCCGCTCCCCTGCCCTCGCGGTATATTCGGACACCTTGTAAACGTCCGCCAGGGGGCCAAACATACCGGATGCGGCCCAGCCGTCGAACAAGGTCTGAAGCGCCTCTAGGCCCAGCGTCGCGTCATGGTCGCTGACGTTCTGGCCCGCGCCAAGCTCCCGGAGCTTGCGATAGGCGCGCTCAATGATCTTCCTGCACGTCGGCATGTTTTCGCCTCACGGTGAGAAGATGGAAAGGGGTGCGCCCCGCCCGGGTGAAGGACAGGCGGGGCGCGGGAGAGCGAGCGCTAGGCTTCGCCCTCGGGGGCTGTGGCTGCGTCCAGCGCAGCCTCCAGCGTTTCGTTCGACGCTTCGGGATCGTACTCGACAGCCAGGCCATCGAGTTGAGCGATCAGCTCGGCGCGGTAGTCATCGACGATGGCCTCGGCCTCAACCACGACCGGGGCAGGCTCGGCCGGGAGGATCTGGGCCTTCGCTTCAGCCAGGACCTTCGACAGGACATCGACGTTCTTGACCCGCTTGTCATGCGGGATCTTCAGGTTGTCGAGTTCGGCCTTGACCTCGGCATAGGACGGGCCGGCCACGGTCGCGGGCGGGGAAATCGCCTCAACCGCAGCTTCGCCCCGGGTTTCGAAGTGGGTGTGACGAGCAAAGCGCTCCTCGCCGCCCACATCGACGAAGTCCCCGTCCTTGACGAAGGTGAAGCCCCACAACGTGATCGGGCTTTTGCCTTCGCCGCCGGTGCGGGGATCGCCGATGAACCGGGCCTCCATCTTAAGAGGCCGCGCCTTCGATGGTGTAGAACACCGTCAGCGTGACCGAGCCGGCGGCGCCGGTGGTCGCGTTGGTGGAGGCGGTGCCGGTGATCAGCGTCTTGGCGGTGTACTGATAGTCCGCGCCGGTCGTGGCAATGGCGGTCGACAGCGTACCGGCCTGGGCGACGGTCGAGGCCGCGAACAGGCGGTCAACGTCGCCGGCATCACCGATGTTGAGGGCCAGGGCCGCCGAACCGGTGTCCATGTCGGTGGCTTCAAGAACGGCCAGGTGAACGCGGGCGCCGGCCGGCAGATAGAAGAACTGCATCGTGTCGGACGTCGAGGGCGCGGCAGTGCAGGTGACGACGGCGCGGGCGACTTTGACGTTGTTGGCCAGGCCGGCGATGCTCGCGAGCGGCTGGTTACCGGCGACAACCGGGGAGGTATAGGTAGCCATGTGGCTTCATCCTTGTCGGAAGAGGGCGGCGCGACGGCCGCCCTCTATGGGTTTTCAGGAGGTGTCGGGGCCGGCTTACGAGTCGGCGGGCGCGGCCGAATAGACCGTCACGATGCCTTGCTGCTTACCGTTGAAGGCCAGCTTCTTGACGCCGCGCAGCTCCTCGGTGGCGACACCGGGGCGGAACTGGAAGTCCTTGTCGGTGTCAGTGCGCGGGGTCGGCTCTTGACCCCAGGCGATGCCGACAGCCTGGCGACCGCAGAGGAAGTTGGGCTCGACGTCCGTGGTCCCGCCCGAGCCGGCGTTGGTCAGGTGGGGGATTTCCGGGACTTCGCGGAACAGGATGCCGTCATACATCAGGTCCCCGTCCTGGAAGAGCGGGTTGCTGTCCATGCCGTTGCCTTCGCGGGCGCGGGCGTCGCGGTTGGCCGAGACCATCGCCGTGTCGCCCTTCAGATCGCGGAACGAGCGCGGGCCGCAGAACATCACGTAGAACTCGCGGCCATCGTCCAGAGTGAACGGATAGATCGCCGGGGTTGCGTTGGCCGCCATGCGCTTGGCCAGGGAGGCTTGCGCGACAGTCAGGCGGTCGTCGGTCGAGTCCAGCGTCGTCAGGGCGGTGCTGTGGTCGAGGCTGCTGGCGTTGGACCGCGTCTTGCCGAAGAGGATGCGATCGCTGTTGGCGGCCAGCCAGGTGTCCTTGTCGGCTTCGGCGGCGGACACATAGTTGATGCCCTTGCGGCGGGCGAAGGTCGAGCCGGCCACGAAGGTCGACGCCACCTGATAGCCGCCGTTGGCCGCGTCCTTGGTGATCTGGCCATACGGCAGGGTGGTGTCGCCGTAGGTGCCGCCGGTGCAGACTTGCATCAGGCCATAAATGATGTCGGTGCGCAGATCTTCGGCCGACCAGTTCTTGAGCATCGGACGGGCAGCGCCCATCAGATTGATCTCGGTCTTGTAGGACGTCGACTTGGGCACGCGGACGGCCTGGCGAACCCAGTCAACCGTGATGGCGCAGTTGTAGTTGCCGACTTCGGCTTCGTTGCCATCGAGCGCTTCGGAGCCGCCGACGCCATCGCCCTCAATCTTGGTGATCAGGGGGATGTTGATGGTCTTGCCGGCCTCTTCCTGCAGTTCATACTTGGCGACGAAGATGCTGGTGTCAGCGCGGCTGATGTACTTGAGGAAGCGCGAGGCGCGGACGAATTCTTTCAGATAGCTGGTCGACCAGACTTGCTTTTCGCTGGCCGTGGCGAGAACGACTTCCGACATTTGCGGAGATCCTTATGAGAATGTGGCGTCAAACGCATTCCCAGGACCCACCGGCACAGCGCCGGGTTTCAGACCGCCCGCCGCAGGGGCAGAGGCCAGGGATCGAGGGGGAGCGTCGGGTGAGGTTGGGATGAGGACCGGGGCCGGCGCGGGCGCGGCTTGGACAGGTGCTTGGCCGGCCAGGACGAATCCAAGCTCGGCGGCGCGTTGGCGGACGTAGGCGTCCGGGTCGGTGCCGACTTGCTGCATCAGTTGATGCCGCTTGTGTTCCGCGACGGCGAAATCGACCGGGTGATGATGGTTCCACGATTGGCCACGGAAGGTCGGATCGACCTCCGCGCGTTCAGCAGCCCACGCCAGGGCTTCGGTGACCGCAGGCTCGCCGTGCGATTGCACAGCCATCATGCGGGACATGTTCAGCGTGGCGGACTTGACCTGGCGGGTTACCTGTTCCTGGTGGTAGGCGTGGTAGCCGTCTGGGTCTTCGAACGGGTCCGGGATCTCGACCGGGGCAGGTTCAGGCTGAGCCTGGGGGGCCGGCTGGCGAAGCTGCTGGATTTCCTTGCGCAGCTCTTGGAGAGCGGCGACGGGAACGAACCCGGCGGGAGCCGCGCCTGGAGTGGCGGCGGCTTCGACCGGGGCAGCAGAGGCAACAGGCTCTGGAGCCGCTTCTGCGACAGGCGCGGCGGGCATTGCGGCCGGTTCCGGGGTTACCGGTTGGGCGGCAGGCTCTGGCGCGGCCGTCGCTTCGACGGGGGCAAAGCGCCCATGCTCGTCGCGAGGCTGACCAGCAGCTTCGTCGGAGACAGGCGTGTTCATGTCGGCGGGGGTTTCCCCGTCGAGAAAGTCGAGATCCATTGTCGTGGTTTCCTTCAGCCCTTAACGGCGGCTTTGCCGATACGCCCGACGCCCGGCGGCGGCTCGCTGGTTACGCCCCAGTGAAAAGCGGTGCGCCCGAAGTAACCCCGGCGGCGGGCATGGGGACAAAACCCTGTTGGGTCGGGTCCGGCATGGGGGGGAAGGTCGGCGCCACAAGCAGGGCGGTCTCGACCTTGATCTGTTCAGTGGTGGCGAGGTTTCTGGCCTCTTCCGACTTGGTCTTGCCGATCGCGGCTTGATCCTGCGCCAGCTTGATCGCGGCGGCCTGGAGCTGAAGCTGTTGGGCTTGCTGTTGCTCCGGCGTCGGTTGAGCGCCCTCGCCTTGCAGCTTCTCGATCAGCTTTTTCTTTTCCGGCAGCGACGAGGCCTGGAGAAGCAGCGGGCCCGGGTTCTGACCCAGCGCGCCGGCCTTCGCCAGTTCGGCCAGCATCGCGAACTGTTCCTGTTGCAGGTTGGCGGTGTCAGGCGTGCGGTCGAGGATGATGTCAACGTCGAGCTGACCCAGCGTGTCCTCGTAGCCGAGCACTTGGCCGAACTCGTCGGTGACGGGCTGGTTGACACCCACAAACTCGGGCTTGTTCTCTTCGCCTGTGACGCGCGCCCACATCGGCGCTTTCCAGAACTGCCGCTGGCGGTGCCACATCTGGCGGTAGACCCGCAGTTCCCACTCGTCGATGCCGGTAAAGATGACGGCCTGTTCCGTCATCCCGGCTTGTTGGCGAACCAGATTGGCCCGGCCGCTCTGGTTTTCGCCCTGGCGGCCCAGCACGGCGGGGTTTGGCCCCATGCGCTCGATTTCGGCCTTGGCCTCGGCCAGGAGGTTGGCTTGACCAGAGGCCATGTCCTGCGTCGGGACAACCTGCCAGCCGGCGGGGATCACGCCATCGGGCCTTGCGGCTTCACGACGCGCCTCGTCGGCGCTGACTTCGGCCGCGTCCGGGCTGACCTGTTGAAGCTGGCGAACCGAGACCAGATACAGCAGCTTCTGGCGCCGCTTGTTGATCTCGTCCTGCGGCGAGCGCATGTCGCGCACGATGCCGTAGCGGTTGTTCTCGCGGTCGACATAGCAGCTCTGCGCCTCGATCGGGCAGCAGGGGCGCTTCTTGTCGTCCTGATAGGGGCTGACGGTGACGCTGAGAATGCCACCGGCATGGAAGACGGCGCGAATCCAGCGCTCCCCGTCCAGATAATAGATCTCGACGACGAGAACCCGGCGTTCCTTGCGGTCGCACCAGGCTAGGCTGCTGCCGTTGGGGCGATCGCGGGTGATGTCGTCGTCAAGGAACGACGAGGACGTCAGGGCCGCCTCGATGTCGATCTTGGCGCCTGGGTTGGCCCGGATCACATCGTCGGCGTACTGCCACTTGGCGATGCCGAGATATTTGGCGTCCTTGAAGTCCTGGCGACGCGAACGGGGGTCATAAACCAGCTCTTCCCAGCGGATCTGCCCCGGCGCGACGCGGCGGTCCCCATCAACCTCAATGATGACCGCGCACGACCCCTCAACAAGGTAGTTCTTGGCGCAGTCGAACTTGGTCGCCGGGAAGTTGCTCTCGTCGGCGCTGAAGCGCAGCGTCTTGGACGCAATGTCGGCGGACGCTTCGTCCTTGGGCTCGCGGGGATAGGCGCGGGGATCGCTGCTACCCTGGATGATGACGCCCAGCGTGCCGTTCACAGCCAGGCGGACGTGATTGAAGGTCCCGTCAGGCTGACGGCGCTTGCGCAGCACCGCCCGCTCTGCCGACGTCAGTTGATAGTTATGATAGTAGTCGTCGTCGATCTGGCTGTCCTTGCGGGCCTCCAGGGTCAACGACTGCCAGTCCGTCACCATCCGCTTCAGGGATTCAAGATCGGCCTTGATTTCCTCTTGGGCGGGAGCTTCCACCACTGCAGGAGCGTCGATCAGGCCGTCTTCCATGAGTCGCCATCCTCGCGCTTTCGGCCCCAGAGATCGGGCGGGTTGGTTTTCGGGACGGCAGCGGCGGGGGCTTTGGCGCGGCGGACGCCTTCATGGGCGTAGCGCAGGGCGTCGATGACGTGGTTGTTCTTGTCGTCGAAGAGCGGGAGCACTTCGCTGGTCTTCGGGTCGATCTTAAAGCTGTAGGTGCCCAGCTCAGCCGCCGCGTTGACGCAGCGCTTGTGGACGATGATTTCGAAGCCCTGGAGGAAGCGAATCCCCTCCTCGACCGATCCGGTGCCCTTTATCGCCGGCAGGATCTTGAAGCCCATGCGGCGCATGTATTTAATCGTGCCTGGCCATGCACCATCTGCGGTGATGCGCCACTTTAAGGCGCCGGGAACGCCAGCGTGTCGCCCCCACCGTGGTTGGCCGTCACTGCCCTTGGCTGGATTGCTCCACCTTGGCCGTCCGTGCTCGTCAACCAAATCGCGGGGGCAGTCGCCGGCAAAGAGCGACGGCAGTTCGTCGTCCTCGCAACCGACCTTATGGGCCTCGTGATCGACAAAAAGGCAGCGTCCGTTCGGGTCTGAGATAGCCCGCCCGTTTTCCAGCCTGCCGATGAACGCCGACACAAGGACAGAGGGGTCGATCGACATGCCCCAGTCCGCGCCGAACCTGCGGACCGCGTCGGCCGGCGTTTCAAACTCCATGACGCGCCAGTTGGTGAAGACCAGGCCTTCGGTGTTCTTGATCTTCCAGTTACCGCCCAGAAGGCGCTCGCGCTCCACGGTGGGCAGCGACATCAGGTTGGCCATGTAGCCGGGGTCAGCCGCCATCAGCAGCTTATTGTCGGTCAGCTTGGCCGGGATGAAGGTGACGCTCTTGGCCGGTATCGGCGCCATCTCGCCGTTTTCGTCCAGCGCCATGTAGCCGGTTAGCTCTTCAGGGCTGTCAGCCCAGACCAGAACGTCGTTGACGCGGACAAACCAGCGCAGGACGCCAGAGCGCTCCGGGATCGGCAGGCCGGTGTCGGGGTCAAGCCACCAAGCGATAAACGTGGCGACCCAAGACCCGGCGTCAGGGTTGCAAGTCGCGCGGATATACGGCTTGACGCCGCACATGCTCCGGTTCCGGCTGACCATGTACCAGAACTGCTTGGCGCTGAAGTGCGTCAGCTCATCGAAGCAGATCAGCGGGATCTGCGAGCCCTGCCAGTTCTGAACCGTCTTGTCGTGCTCAAGGTGGGCGAAGCTGATCGTCGCGCCGGCCGGGAAGTCCCAGGACAGCACGTGCTCTTTCGGCGCGGCGCCCAGCAGCGGGTAGAGCTTCTCGCTCTCGTCCCACAGTCCGCCCTCGTTGCGGACCTGAACCGTCGTGCGCCGGAAGAACACCGCGCCGAAACCCGGGTTGTGGATGTGGCGTAAGGGCTCCATCAAGAGGCCCCATGTCTTCCCCCCGCCGGCGCTCCCGCCATAGATGGCGATGTCAGCCGATGTGCTCAGAAACGCGGTCTGCGGCCCAGCTTGGGGGCCAATGACCGCCTTGTCAGGCTCGGCCATTATCCGGGAGCTGGAAGATGGTCACGGCGGCCGGAAGAGGGGCCCCGTCCTTGCCGGTATGCTCAGCCGTGATCTTGTCGCCGTACTTCTTGGCCGCGACCTTGGACGCAAACCACTTGCGGGCGTCGATGCGAAGCCGGTCTCGTTGCGGATCGCGCGCCTCGACCTGGCCGTCTGCGTTGGTCGTGATGTTCGGAGCGTCGGCAATCTCGATGATTTCGTCAACCAGCGTCTCGGCCTGCATCTCGCGCGCGTGCGCGTATTGCTCAGCGAAGGCGGGCGTATCTCGCAGCCATTTATAGATCGTCGCCTGGCTCGGCATGAAGTCGTCGCGCTCAACGCCGCAGATCGTGCGCAGGCTCTTGCCGCTGGCGAGCTTGTCGCAGATCTCGTCTGCTATCGCCTGATCGAACGGCATAGGGGTTGCCACAGGTTACTCCGCACTTTCATTGAGGCCGGTCAACGCCGCTTGGATCTCAGCAATAGCCGCATCGATCGCCTTCACGTTGGCGGTCATGCCGGGTTGTCCGTCACGGGCGCGGCGCTTGGCCTGTAGTTCGGTCAGGCGGCGGTTCAGGGCCTCCGCAGAAAGGTCAGTCATGGTCGACCCCTCACAGGTAGTCCTTGGCCCAGGAGCCGTCGCGAAGCTGGTGGGGCGCATACGAAGCGCTGTCCGTACCGACGAACGCCATGATGTCGTCACCGCGCACGCCGAACGGCGATAGGCCGCCCTCAAGCGTGCTGACCAGCGGCAGCGCCTGCAGTTGCGCGGCGGTCATGTCCTTGGGGCGGATCTGATCGTCCAAGGCTACTGGACCGCCAGGACGCGCCCGACCACGACGGCAGCGACACACCCGGCGATCATGCCGGCGATGAACACCACGGCGAAGAAGCCGGCGATGGTGGAGCCGATCGCTTGGAGCATGATCGCCTCCCTGATTATTCCGACTTACCGACCTTCAGCGCACTAAGAACCGGCGAACCGGCGGGGCCACGCTGTTGAGTTTCCCGGGTCGATCGTTTTGGTTCGGCTCACCTGTCGGGGTGGGTCTGAGCCGGGAATTGGCCCCATGAGAGTTTCGTGCCCGGCCCGCCCTGGTTCAGGGATGCGCTATGCAATGTGACGGCGGCACGAAGTCGTGAGCCTGATCGTCTGGACCCGCTCTAGCCGTTGCCGTGGCTCGGAGCATAGGCGG